CTCGTTGATTACCTTCTGGATAGGATTAGTTTCATTTAATAATTCATCTAGATGTTCTACTCTTGTTAGATACCAGGCGTAGCATTCCTGCTTTACATCGTCCCTATCTACATAATTACGAAACCTACGACAGATAGTATTGGCTACGCTAGGAGCTATATCAAGGATAGCTGGATGAATGTTAGTCACGATGCCTCTCCAAATAATTTTCTATGTTTTTAATTGGAATATCTCGTTTCTCAAATGAACCCATAGCAGCGTTGCACTTGAAGCAGAGTAGTCCTCTAATCTTGCCCGTCTTATGGCAGTGATCTACTGCCAACCTGTACTTAACTCCCTTACGCTCTTGAGTTTCTGGTTGCTTACAGATAGCACATACACTTCCTTGTTGAACAGACATAGCGTTGTACTCTTCAATGGTTAATCCGTATTCACGCATTAAGTGGCGAGTACGTTCTCCATCAGGGTTTTTATCTCGGTATCTTTTTGACCAACCTCTAAACTTCTCAGGATTTTCCTGTCTTAATTTTTTATGGTTAGCAAGTACCTTATCGCGGTGTTTGTAATAATATCTTTGAGCGCTTGTTAAGCCATCGGCTCCTACGATTCGGGCCATTGATCATCCAATACTAGCATTGCAATAGCGCAATAGTTCAATAAATCTAAAAAACTATCCCGTAATGATTCATTAGAAGGTTGAACTCCATTGTCTAAAAGATTATTTATCCTCGCTGTTTTGTCCCACATACGCACTCGTAATCCGTTGAGTGCTCCACCTGGACTGTGAGAGATGTTCTTTGGACCATAATCTTTATGTTTGCGGATGAGCAAATTGCCAGCGGTGTCAAGGATTCTCCAGACATTAGCAATAAACTCCGCGTCTAATCTCTTGTTGGAATCGGCTTGACTGTAATCATACCATTCTTGAAGTCTATGGAGACTATTACCATCCCCAATTCCTTCAGATACTCTGCCATCTGTGTCAATTCCTTCTTTGTAGTCACTCACTATACTCCTCCTACTAGGTTGGCTGTTGCTTCTTGTCCATTCACCAGATAGAAGTCTGTTATGTCCATACCTGGTGGTAATTGTACGATTTGCGAGTTCATTAGCTCGCCTGCGACACGCCTAGAGAACTCAGCTCCAGGGTTAGTCCCATCTTCCTTTACATCATTGTCTCCGACTACATAAACCATATCAAAACCATTGAATAACTTTGAATAATAAGGCTTCCAAGCAGCAACACCAGGCACTCCAACTGCTGGCACTTGGCAGTTAGCCTCCATAACTATCGCATCAAACTCACCCTCACATACAACTACCTTGCTGGTATTAGACATAGTTGCAATGACATTAAACAGGTGTGACTTCTGACCAACAGGCGCACCATACTTAGGCTTACCATCATCAAGTCTTCTAAACTTAAAGCCAACACAGATATCTAAAGCAGTGAAGTAAGGTATAGATATCCAGCCTTCGTATCCTTGGTGTCCCTCTATCGGATCTACAATAGAACCAAGACGATACCTAGCTGCTATCTCCTCAGATATTCCACGTCCTTCTAGATATTGCAGAGCGTCTGGACTTATCTCCTGTGCGTAATGGTGAGCCGCTTCCTCCAATAATTTCGCCTGCCCTTGCGAGAGCATCTTTGAACCCCACATTCTCTAGTTCCATAATTACATTAACAGCATTGCCACCCTTGCCACAGGTATGACAGAAATACAAGTTGTTATAGGTATCAATGACTGCGCTCTTACGAGCATCATCGTGCATACAACAACGAACAGATATGTTGCGACCCTCTTTTACTTCTCCTCCGAAATGTCTAACGACATCTGCTATGGAGACTGTGTTTGCATCAGAGTCGCCTTTTGACCTTTTCTTACGCACCACCCTGGACCAGTCTTGTGTTGGCAAGCGCAGTCTCCTTTACAGTATCCGTGCATCTCTTCAGCTTTATCATACTGGCCTCGTGAGTTGAACTCACCAGCCACCTTGCAGTCTGAACACATCATTTCTTTTTAGGCTTCTCTTCTACTACTGCTTCTTCCACCTTCGGTTCTTCTTTAACTTCTGGTGTAGTAAAGATTTCACTACTGGTTATTTGTCCTTGTGGTACTGGCATTTTAGTTACTGTTACCTTTCCCCATCTCTGGGACTGTGTTAGATATTTCTTTCTCCAAGTTGTTTTCTTCCACCGCTTTAATGGTTTTATTGCTGAGGCCATTCACCCACTCCTCTAGGCTTTGTATTACCCAAGCATCTTCTATTCTACCTCTACGCCTTTTAACTATAACGAAGGCTGGAGGTTCAACCACAAGCCCCCGCGCCTTCGCATAGTTGGCTGCCTCAGCTTGGGCTTCAGCCCAGAACTGCGGAAGATCTAATGACTTTCTATTCTTACACTCCAGAATATAGGTCTGACCTGCGATTATGGTGACGATATCACCTTCATCATTGGCTCCTGCCTTAGCAAGTCTTTCAGCAAAGTGTCCTAGTTTGCGTAGATACTTCATCACATCTGTCTCAAACTTAGAACCCTTAGCCTTATTGTAACTAGACATAGGAGCTCACATTGGAATTACGGATTGCTCTGCCATAAGAATCAGAGTCAGCTATTTGGCAGGTAGCAAAGTTTACAAAGAGTCCTACATAATCCTTGCCATCTGCTTGATGCTTTCCGAAACGATTCTTTACTGGTGCAACCCTCAAAGTATTTTCTATTGGGCTATAGCCAAGAGTAAGTATCATCGCAGGTAGCTGACTCACCTTGCCGTGAATAGCACGGCGAGCTGAAGGTTCAGTTGGATTACCATACTCACTCTGTTCTGAGACGTGATGTAGCACTAGCACACAGGCTTCAGTCTTCCTAGACATATCGTGTAGTTCAACCATAATCTGGCGCAGTCCTGCCCATTCATTATCAGATTCAGCAACAACATTCATTAGGTTATCTATGACGATCAGCTCTGGAGCCACCCCATAGAGTTCAATGTAAGCCTTGATTTCCATTTCTATATCATCAAGATTAGGACTGGAATCAAAGACCCATTGTATATGCGACATACTCTCCAAGTACTTATCATAGTAGCGAGGATTATCAGTAATCATTTTCTCAACTGTCTGCTGAGTATGACCTGCTGTATGTGCAGATGCTCGCATCATTACTGTAGCGGTATCAGTATCTGCTGAGAAGAATAAAGTAGGAACCTTTGCCTGAATGGTATAGACCAGAGCGAACATAGACTTACCAGCATTGGGCGCAGCAGCGACCATACATACTTGGCCTCGTCTAAACTTTATATCTTTCTTCTCTAGATCTTTCCATACTGTAGGCAGGGGTTGTGCTGTAGTGCGAGAAGACTTCCAAGCTCTATCTAATCTAAGCACTACGCCCCTCCTTTGGCAGTTTTATATTTCTTTTCCTTCTGGCAGCCTCTAATTCAACGACTGTAAGGCCACCCCAGATACCGAATCTTTCGTTCTGTATACCCCATTCAGCGCATTCGGTTTGGTGGACACATCTTCCGCAGATAGTTTTCGCAAAACTTGTATGGTAACGAGAACTACTGTTTGTTCCAGTAACCTCTGGGAACCAATGGTCTCCTCCGACTTGTGCACATAGCGGAGCCTCGTATTCACGCGGCTCTCGCATAGTGTTACGCCCAAATCGTTGCCGCTTGTTGGTCCTTTGGAACCTTAGCACCAGTCCACTTAGGACCAGCAGAAGGATCAAACCAGCCCTTGTATGGCTTGCCAGTTGCCTGAGCTTTACCGTGCTTTAGAACCATCTTCCCGCGAGAGCACTCTGGTGCGCTTGGACTGTTGTATACCCAAGTGTTGCCGTATTTATCTACAACTGTTTCTTCTCCGCCAGCAGATGGTGCTGATGCTACTGCTGGTGCACTAGCGTAAACGGGAGCAGCAGGTGCAGCGCTTCCATACGCTTGGCTTGTGCTAACAATAAGTGCTGAAAAGTCAGACGCTGCTGTTAGCAACGACTCCAATTCCTCCTTAGATGTAGCGTAAAGATTGATAAGAGTTCCATCTGGTGTCTTGAAATTGACTTGGAACTTTGTTGATTCTGGTGCAGCCATTTACTTACCTCCATTATGTTTGATTGAAAGGCGCAGACTATCCTTGCCTTTTATAGTTGGTACGAATCCAAGAATCTCTTGGACTTTATCTTTATCTACTTGCTTAGGTCCAGCTACCTCTGTCCATCTAACTTCAACACCTGTAGCTGTAACCCCGACAACACCAGTCAGAAGGCTTCAAGCGCGACAGCAGGGTCATACTTCTCCGTATGGACCTTGACATCGCGCTCGTCACCGTCTCGCGGTATTGCTACCAGATGAACATTAGTGACCTTCCCCAAGCCACTTTGGTCTATCAGGTAACCGTAAGTCTGGATTTGCCAGCGTTGCTGCTGACTTGGAAAGTAAGCGAGGTTCTTCAACTTCACTGTCTTCCAATCCACTACATCGCCTGTCCCAGGAATGTAGAGATCTACGTGGGCCTTCATTCCATTATGCTCAACAGTCTGCTCAAGCATAACTTCTTTATTGTTTGACAAAGCCTTTTCAATGGTGTCGTGGATAGCAGTTCCCATAATTGCAGCGAGCTTTAACTCTCCGCCATTGGTCTTTTGTTGTCCGTTTAATTTATACCAGACCTTGCGGCGACAGCCGCCTAATTCTGATGGACCTATCTCTGTTTGTATTGACCTGCCACGAGAGTTCTCTTTCTCATAGAGAGCTTTAACAAGTAAATCTTTTACATCCATTTGTATTCTTCCCACCTGTTTATTGTAATCCGAAAGAATATCAGATTGATTACAAATATTCTAGCCAACAACTGCTTGGGCATATCTTCATATTCTCTGTAGTAATCAAGACCAAAACCCCAGTTGCCTAAGCTCCCGCGAGTTACATACATAGTCCATCTTTGATTCATAACAACCTTCCTTGAGTGACACATTGAATCGGAGGGAATGTATTGATGTCAAGGATGCTGGCTATTTGAACGGCGCGTCTGGCGTGTTGCTCTACATTACCCAAAGTGAGACGACCCACACGATCATAAAGATAACCGAGAGCATAAGCACCACCACTGCCGATTCCATAAATGCCTTCATCCGACTGGATGAACGAGAGGTCTGTTGCAATATGGAATAGGTTCCCATCAAACGATACAAGGTAGTCAAACCCTGCTTCTTTATCTTTCGCTGCTTCATAAGGTTCATATCCATTCTCTTTGAATGCTTTAAGTATGGATGGCATAACCTTCTTACCCATCCAAGCCACGGGATCAGCTCCCTTGTAGGGTGGCGGGCTCCAGTTATAGGCGAGAATATCACCAGGTCTGGAATCACCTACCAGTCCCAGTAAGTATTTACCAACACTAATAATCTTTGGTGTAGTACTACTTATAGTCCGTAAGTTATCTTCAGTAATCTGGCTATCAGCAGCCAGTATCACCATATCTTCTAT